AACCAGGATCTAGGTCTGCTAAAAGGAGAAAATCATACTGTGCAAGATCTGCCGGTCAAATGAAGATGTTTCCTAAAGCAGCAAAAGATCCTAATTCAAGACTTCGCCAAGCTCGTAGAAGATGGAAATGCTAACATAAACAACAAGGAGAAAGACTATGGACGGAGTAACATTTGTAACTAAACTGCAAAAATTTATCAAAGATGCATACCAAAACATTGGTGATGCTATGATATCTGGAACAGTTGACAGTATGGAAAAATACAAGTATATGCAAGGACAGGCTAACGCCTATCAAGCAATAATTCAGGAAATCTCTAACCTGCTAAATAAGAAGGAGCAAAATGATGAAAAAGGAAACGTTATCGACCTCGGACAAGGAAATACCAAAAATAAACCTAGGTCTTGAAAATAAGTATAAAGAAATTGATTCAAAAGAACCATTAAATCCAGACAACATAAAACCTGTCATTGATGAATTACCCACACCATCTGGTTGGAGATTATTAGTATTACCATTTACACCTAAAGATAAAACTAAAGGTGGAATTATATTTTCACAAGAATCTTTAGATAGATTACGAATCGCAACTAATTGCGGTTATGTTTTAAAAATTGGACCACTAGCCTATTACGATAAAGAAAAATATCCAACAGGTGCATGGTGCAAAAAAGGCGATTGGGTTATTTTCGCGCGCTACGCGGGATCACGACTACCAATCGAGGGAGGTGAAGTTCGTATATTAAATGATGATGAAGTGTTAGGCACAATTGCCGATCCTGAATCTGTACTTCACTATATATAAACCATAGGAGAAAACTATGCCAGAAGATAAAAACGCAAAGACAGTTGATATCGATACTTCAGGACCAGAAGTGGATGTAGAAATAAAAGAAGATGCTACACCTAATACTGAGATTGAATTAAAAGAAGAAACTGTACAAGAAGTAAAAGAAGAGAAAGCCCCTCGTCCCGAGAAACTCGAAACAAGTAACGAGAAGCCAGAGCCGGGTAACGAGAAGAAAGACGAATTAGAAGATTATAGTGAAGGTGTACAAAGACGTATTGCAAAACTAACTAAGAAGATGCGTGAAGCAGAACGTCAAAGAGAAGAAGCACTTCGATATGCAGAACTTTTAAAGATTGAAAAAGATGCAACTTTAAAAAAATTTTCTGTACTTGAAGATGTAAGTGTCAAGGATCGAGAAGCGAGAATTGTTTCAGGGTTACAAGCTGCAAAAGCTAAACTTTCAGAAGCAAGAATCAATCAAGATATGAATGCTGAAGTAGATGCTCAAAGAGACATCGCTAGACTTGGTTATGAGGAAGCAAGACTGATGGAGGCTAAAGCTCAAATTGATCTTATGCCAAAACAACTTAAACCTGAACCAAGACCTGAAATAAATCTTAGCAGATCTACAGAACCACAATTAAGAGCAGAACCAAAAGCAGAGGCTTGGGGAGCTAAAAATAAATGGTTTGGTAGTGATTCAGCTATGACTTACACGGCTTTTGACATACATAAAAAGCTTGTAGATGAAGAAGGATATGATCCTTCAAGCGACGAATATTATGTAGAAATCGATAAAAGAATAAGACTTGATTTTCCGCATAAGTTTGATAAGAATGCAACAACGGAATCGACCAAACCGACACAAGTAGTAGCTTCAGCGAAGCGAAGTGTTAAACCTGGTCGCAAAACTGTGAGACTCACACCTTCTCAAGTTGCTATCGCTAAAAAATTAGGAGTGCCATTAGAAGAATATGCGAAACAATTAAATATCACGAAGGAGGTATAGGCATATGGAAAACGATAAAATGAAGACCCCACGTGCGAGCCAAACTAGGACTACCGAAAATAGACCTACAACTTGGACTCCACCATCAAGTTTAGATGCACCGCGCCCTAAGGACGGTTTTAGACACAGATGGATAAGACTTGAAGTATTAGGTCAAGACGACACTAAAAATGTTTCAAGTAAATTAAGATCAGGTTGGGAGTTGGTGAGAGCTGACGAATATCCTGGTGAATCTTATTCAGTCATAACCGAAGGAAAATACGCGGGAGTAATCGGACATGGAGGCCTTGCGCTGGCAAGGATACCAGAAGAGGTTGCAAAAGCTCGAAACGCTTATTTTGCTAAGCAAACTAAGGATCGAGAAGACGCAGTTAACAACGACCTTTATAAGGATCAGCACCCAAGTATGCCAATCAATAATGAGAGGCAGACTCGTGTAACTTTTGGTGGTACCAACAAAAAATAATTTTTTTGTAATATCAACAAAGTAAAATAAACTTAAACAAGGAAAAACTTATGGCTAACGCAGACGCACCTTTCGGTTTATTGCCGATTGGAAAAGTTGGACAAAATAGAGATGCTCAAGGTTTAAGTGAATATAGTATTGCGGCAAGTGCTTCAGCAATTTTCCAAAACGATCCAGTTCAAGCTTTGAACACAGGAACGATTGGAGTTGTAAATACAACTAACGTAACAGTACTAGGTTCGCTAAACGGAGTTTTCTTTACAGATGCTTCAACTAAAAAACCAACATTTGCTAACAATCTGAAAGCTAGTAATACAGCTACAGATATAGTTGGCTTTGTTAGTGACGACCCTTACGAGAGATATGAAATACAGGCCACTGGTACAATAGCAATTGCTGACATTTTTTTAAATGGAAGCATTTCGTACACAGCAGGATCTACAGTAAATGGAATTTCTAAAGTAGAAATTGACTCAACTGTATTTACTACTAACACTGGTCAGTTACGTATCGTTGGAGTTTCAAAAGGCTTCAACAATGAATTATTAAACAATACAACTTACTCTACTAACGTAGTAGTAACTGCTATTATTAATAATCATTTCTATAAACAATTAACAGGAATATAGGAGTATAAATTATGGCTATTTCTAGAGGACAATTAGTTAAAGAACTAGAACCAGGATTGAATGCACTATTCGGCCTGGAATATAAAAGATATGAGAATCAGCATCTTGAAATTTTTGATGTAGAGACTTCAGACAGAGCTTTCGAAGAGGAAGTAATGTTATCTGGATTCGCTAACGCGGAAATCAAGCCGGAAGGATCTGCAGTTGTATTTGACAACGCGCAAGAGACTTTCACAGCTAGATACACTCACAACACTATAGCACTTGCTTTCGCAATCACTGAAGAAGCGATTGAGGACAATTTGTATGATAGACTTGCGTCTAGATATACAAAAGCATTAGCAAGATCTATGGCAAATACTAAGCAGGTGTTTGGAGCAAACGTATTAAACAATGCGTTTAGTTCTTCATTTGTTGGTGGTGACGGCGTTTCTTTAATTAACGCTTCGCATCCAATTATTGCTGGAACATTCAGCAATACCCTTGCTACACAAGCTGACTTAAACGAAACTTCATTAGAACAATCATTGATTGATATCAATGCATTTACTGATGAGCGTGGTTTAAAAATTGCAGCTCAAGGTGTTAAATTAATCATTCCAAAGGAATTACAATTCACAGCGGAAAGATTAATGAAATCTGCAGGTAGAACAGGCACTGCTGATAATGATATCAACGCAGTTAAATCTATGGGAATGGTTCCACAAGGTTACGTGGTTAACAATTTCTTAACTGATACTGATGCGTTTTTCATTAAAACAGACGTTCCAAACGGTTTAAAGATGTTCGTAAGAGCACCTATTAAAACTGCTATGGAAGGTGATTTTGACACTGGTAACGTTAGATACAAAGCTAGAGAGAGATATTCATTTGGATTCTCTGACCCTAGAGGTATCTTCGGTTCGCAAGGTGCTTAATATATAAGCATTTTTTATTTAATGGGGTGGGTATATCTCACCCCATTAATCTGATAGAAAGAATGAATTATGACAAAATTGTTTCAAGTAAAAATCAGAGCGTATGGTCACAAAGCTGATTTTAATATTGAAGCTGAAGATAGTGCAGAAAGTATAGAACAAGCTATCCTTGACAAAATAGGAAAAAAAGATATATTATTTAAAGACAGTGATAGGATGTGTTCAATATCCTCTTGCTGGATAACCTATGAGGAGGTTGTAGATGATAGATCACGTTCACACTCTTTACACAAAGAAGAGAGCCTTAGAACTTGATTGGGAGCAACACTACGTTCAAGAGGGAATATATACTCTTGATATGGTTAGGATCGACGAAAAAATTCGTGAGATCATTAACCAAATTAAAATGTCTGAAGCTGAAATAGCACATAGACAAATTAAGGTAGAAATGGCCGCTCCTGAGTTTTCTGTAGCTAGCTAAAACTAGCTATTTATATCCGAAAAGTAGATTTTCGATGCAGGTATTTCTTGCGCTATTCAATAAATTAAGTTATATTTTAATCACTATACATTAACTTCTGATCTAGACGCGTATAGTCGACGGCCTAGAGACTAGATTGGAATAACTAGGAGAACATAACTATGGCAAATACAACTTTTTCAGGTCCAGTAATATCCAAAAATGGATTTATCAGTACAGGACCAGGAAACATTAAAACATTAAACACAAGCACAGCGCTAACTGTTGCGGATCATGCAGGAAGAATTGTAATTAACAATTCTGCAGGTGCATTAACTTTTACATTACCGGCGCTTAACGCTACAGCTAACGCTGAAGTTGCAGGTCCTACAGACTACAACAATTTAAATAACCTTGGTGCATCTTTTGAAATTTTTGCATCTATTACAAAAACAGGAAATTTAATTGTACAAGTAGCTAACGCAAATGATGTTATGATTGGAGGTGCAAAATTTATTGATGACACTTCTGATAACATGGTAGGTTTTGAAACAGTAGCAGCATCTGACACTATTACTTTAAATGGTAGTACTACAGGTGGTGTAACTTATTCTAAAATAACTTGCACAGCTATTAGTTCTACTCAATGGAAAGTTGATGTTGATACTGGATGTACAGGTACACCAGCTACTCCATTTAGTGCTGCGGTATAATAATTAATTTTTAAGGAGCTCGAAAGGGCTCCTTAATATAAGGAGAAAAAATATGAAATCAGATGTAAAACCAGTCGTAATAGCTAGTAACGTTAGCACTGTTGTTTTATTTACTGGGCCAACAAGACTCAGAGGTTTTTTAGCTCAGTCAACTGGAAGTTCAGGAACTGCAGTTATTAATGGTTTAGCAAATACTACAACTGTTAGCACTTCTACTAATACACAAGTGTATATTCCAATTTCTGTTGGAGCAGGTTCAAGTGAAACTTTAAATTTACCAGAAGATGGTGTTCTATACGCAGAACGAAATGGAACAGGAANAGTTGATGGTATCGGAATAGCTTCTAACACTAGTGCTTTAACGATTACGTTATTTATAGATAAGTAGGAGTCTAATATGGCTTCATCAGGAACTACAGTTTTTGAAAAAACTTTTTTTATTGACGATATTATAGAAGAGTCATTTGAAAGACTTGGTCTTATTAATAATACCGGTAATCAGATGAAGGCAGCTCGTCGCTCGCTGAACATTATGTTTCAAGAGTGGAGCAACAGGGGTTTACATTATTGGGAAGTNGCACAAAACTCTATTTCAATGGTAGAGGGACAATCTGTTTATACAATTTATAGATCTTCAGGAGATGGTACTTCAGATGCAACTTTTAGCTTATTAAATGGTGCACTTACTATTAATGCTACAACAATTACATTAGATTCAGTTACTCAATTTCCAACATCTGGAACACTATTAATTGATTCAGAACAAATTACTTATACAGGCACCAATACATCTAATAATACAATAACAGGCTGTACACGAGGTGCTAATAGCACAACAGCTGCAACTCATACTGATAATACACAAGTATTTGATAATGATTCTATTACATATGGTGCTGACGATATTCTAGAATCGAGCTACAGGCAAACGAATCAAAGTCCTGTTGTAGATTTTCCACTTACAAAAATTAGCAGATCTGGTTACAGCGCTTTATCTTCTAAATTTTCACAAGGAACTCCGACTCAATATTATGTACAAAGACTTATAGATAGAATTACAATCACTTTATATTTAACACCAGGTTCTAGTGAAGTTAATAATGTAATGTTTTATTATTATGCAAAAAGAATTCAAGATGTTGGAGCTTATACAAATATAACAGATGTTCCATACCGATTTGTTCCGTGCATGTGCGCGGGACTATCTTATTATTTAGCACTTAAGTTTGCTCCACAAAGAACACAAGAAATGAAATTATTATATGAGGATGAATTATTAAGAGCATTAGATAGCGATGGCTCTTCTTCAAGTTCATTCATAACACCTAAACTTTACTATCCAGGAGCATAATGGGAAATTTATCTAGAGGAAAATATGCTTACATGATTTCTGACCGATCAGGTCAGAGATTTCCATATCAAGAAATGGTACAAGAGTGGAATGGTTCATGGGTACATACTTCTGAATATGAAGCTAAACAACCACAGCTTGATCCAAAACCTGCAGTTGCAGATCCACAAGGTTTACAATATGCACATCCTGATAGAGTTGAACCACCTGTTATAATTGAACTTACACCTGATCCATTTATAACTACTAAATATGCAGGTAGTACCTATGTAAATGTTTATTCAGAAGATCACGGTAGATCTACAGGTAATATTGTAAGATTTAGAGGACCCCCTGAAGTATTGGTCGCGGGTACGCCCACGCGCGAGACCTCATTTGAAGATGTTCCTTCCTTTGATAATGTTACAGATATTTCAAATGCAAATGGATTTTCTATTGTAGTTGGAAAAATAAATTCATCTGGTATTGTAGGTGATACGTTAAATTATTTTTATTTTTTAAGTACAAGTACAGCAACAAATGGAGACGTTTCTGGTGGTGGAGCACAATGTTCCGCAGGTCCAGTAACTTTACAAGCTTAATATGACATACGCAGAATTAGTACAAAAAATTAGAGATTACACTGAGGTAGATGCAAATGTATTTACATCAACAATTGTTAATGGATTTATATTAGATGCTGAATATAGAATTTTAAGAGAAGTAGATTCTGATAATAATAGAGAATATGCAACTGCAACTATTGTTGCAGGTCAACCTTATGTAAGTGTTCCTATATCACCTGATCAACTATTAATTATAAGAGAAGCTCAAATTATTCCAAGTGCTGTATATACTGGCCCTAATGCTGTGGTAGAATATAGAGATACTGGGTTTATTAATGAATATAATAGTACTAATGCACAAGGATTACCTAAGTATTTTAGCTATTGGGATGCAGGACAACTAGTATTAGCCCCTATTCCAAACTTGACATATACCATGCAATTAAATTATATCTTGAAGCCAGCAGGATTATCTGCTAATAATACGACAACATATTTAAGTAATCAGTTTCCCACTGGTTTATTGTATGCATGCCTTGTTGAGGCATACGGGTTTTTAAAGGGTCCGGCAGATATGATACAATTTTATGAACAAAAGTATCAAAGTGTGCTACAAGGATTCTCTATTGAACAAATGGGAAGAAGAAGACGAGATGAATATCAAGAAGGTTCACCTCAGATTCAAAAACAAGGATAGGAAAATATTATGGCAATAACACAAGCAATACCAAATTCTTTTAGAGGAGAACTTCTAACTGGAACACATAACTTTACAGCGACTACAGGAAACGTTTTTAAATTAGCATTATACACATCTGCTTCAGTAATGAGTTCGGCAACAACTTCTTTTTCAACTACAGCAGAAGTTGCAAACACGGGTCAGTACGTAACGGGTGGTGGAGTTTTAGTAAATATATCACCAGTTGTTTCAAGTGGTGTAGCATTTATAGATTTTGCAGATATATCTTTTACTGGAGTTACTTTAACTGCAGCAGGAGCTTTAATTTATAACACATCCTCTTCTAATAAAGCAGTGGCAGTATTAGATTTCGGTGGAGATAAAACAGCGACAGCAGGAACATTTACAGTTCAATTTCCAGCAGCAACAACATCAGCAGCTATACTAACAATCTCATAATAGGAGTAACCTATTATGGTTGAATTTATAGTCACAGTCCCTGCAGGTACAGGTGGTGGTTATTATATTGATGGTGTTCAAAAACCCATCGTTCCAGTTGTAACAGGCGGAACTTTTAGATTTAATCAAAACGCTGCTAATAATAATGGTCATCCATTAATCTTATCTACTACAACTAGTAATGCTGGAATTATATCAAGCGGTGTAAGTTATTATTTAGATGGTGCATCTAATCAAGCTAATTACACTAACACATCTTTATTT